TTACCCATTGGCGCGGCTTAAGAGCTTATTTTTGAATTCACAATGGTCACGATATAACCATCTTGCTCGCCCGTGGATAACTTTGGCTTTTGGCAGGTCGCCTGACTTAATCCGGTCATAGATGAAGGTTTTACCAAAGCCAGTATCAGCCATGATGAATTTCAAATCAACCAGTGAATCAGGCTGTAGTTCGTGTTGCATGAGTGCTATCTCCGAATAGGGAATCGAACCTGCAAATCAGGTAATAAAAATACGCTCTATGACGGCGATGGTAGATCAGGATATTTTAAGAAACTGACAGGCCTCATCGAGTGTGAGGCTGTATGGCTCCATTATTTCACCTCTTGCTGTGACATTGTTGAAAAACGGATACCAGCTCGTTGCTGCCAGACGATCCAACCGAGAGTCATATCCCATGCCATGTATTCGTTATCGCCGTTTTTTGCTCTCCGACGATCGACTGTTTTACCGAAACGCTTTTCCATAAATAATTCATAGGCTGCGCGTTCATCTGGCTCAACTTCCAGAGATGCCAGTGCAATCCGTGCCAGTTCTAAATCATTTTCAAGCTCAGCGCGAATCTCAGCGAATGCACTCTGTGTTAAGGCGAACTCAATGCTCTGCACTTTATTCCGTGCGCGCTCAAGCAGTGCATGGTAGTTAATTTCGGTTGTCATACCCCTACCTCTTCGAATTCCAATTCCAATTGATCACCCCAGATTTCACATGACTCTGAACACGAACCGGTATCGAATCGCCTGGCCTGTACCATCGCCTGATACAAATTTCTGTAGTCGCTGTTGGCAGACATTCTGGCAATTCCGTCAAGCGTCAGGTGACCACGGTACATAATGTCTTTACCTGTTCTGCGATGACCATCCCTGACGTGTTTGCCTGTAACCAGCTCATTAAAAACTCGCATCAGACCTGGTTCGTCTTTACATGCAAGCTCCAGCTTTTGCGTTGACTTTTTGATGCAGAAAACACAGTTCCCGAGATGCTCCGGGATTTGCAAATCAAAAGGTTGTTTTCGCCACCACCGGATAACATCCGACTTATCAAAATCTGACAGCTCGGCAAGATACCGGACGCCCGATTTCGGTTTCAGCCTACGGGGTTCGTCTGCACGAATACCCAGCCATGTGATGTAATTACCTCGCCCGAAATGGTTATCGCAGTATTTCGTGAAAGGGATGAGTTTTAGCCTGTCAGTACAGAACGCGCCGCCGATGTATGGCGTGCCGTACTTTTTAACCATGTCCATAAACGGTTTAAGCACCGGCATTCGTGTCTGAATATCCTTTGGCTCCCATTCTGTATAACCATTTGGCTGCCCAAGCTCAGGATTTATATCGACTTGTAACACAGTTAGTGGTATGTCCCAGAACTTTACAACCTCCCGGATAAAGCGGTATGTCAGCGGATGTTCGCAACCGGTATCCATAAAGATGTAGCAGACGTTATTGCCAGCCTTTCTTTGTTCTTCCATCAGGTGAACAAGATATGCGGATGTTCTCCCGCCAGAAAAACTAACTACATGAGTTATGCACATTTGCGTAATTCCGATAACTCGTTGAAGCGTTCCATAAACATCCCGTAGGCATGGCCCGGTGCCAGTGGAATAACTTTGAACATCTCTGTTGCCGGGATACCTTCCAGTACAGGCCATAAAGAGCCATCATCAAGCCCGAGATCACGGCGTTCGGTTGCCAGCATAATGAGATCGGCATATTTCACTGGCGTGCTCATAACAGGAGGTAACCCGTATTTCTCACGGATTACTGCATCTATTTTTTCTTCCATCCGTTTATAGTCAGGAAGAAGGCGTTTCAGTGGTGCGGGGATGTCCTGGCAATACGCTTCTGTTGCATCATGCATTAACGCTTCAAAAGCAAATTCCTGCGGCACCAGCTGGCTGCAAAGCACCGCATGTTGGGCGACACTGTAGAAGTGAGAAAGATGACCGGCAAAGCGACAGATATTTGAAAGGGAAACCGCGATATCGTTAATCACGATGTCGTCTTTATTTATCTTGTCATAATAAAAATGCTTCCCGGAAAAAGTTTTAATAAATGACATTTTGTTCTCCACGTATATGCGCTGCACCGCGCTGAGTTTGGGTAAAAGGAAGCCCTCACCATCCGGTGATTATTGAGTTAATTACGTTTCCATAAATGCCCCCGCAGGGGCATTTGCAGTAATGAAATCAGGCGGTGAAAGTACCAATAAAGGTTTCTACTTTGCTGTCTTTGAATTTCTCAACAAGCAGATCACGAAATTCGTTAGCCATATCTTCCTGCACCGCTTCCAGCTGAATAATGCGCAGAACCAGTACAGGACGATCGCCAGTGATAATGCTGAGGCGTAATTTAAACGGACGTTCTTTCAGACCTTCAAACGGAACGCATTTAAATTCAAATGCCACTGGCATAATGTCTTTGGTCTTCGCTTCGACAGATTCCATCAGGGAGCGTTTGCCGCTGAAGTCATTATCTTCAAAATCAGCGGTCTGGTTTGCTTCAATCGTGATTTTACGGATTGCCGCAGCCGCTTTTGTTGCCTGAATGGCGTCACCATTAGCATCAAAGCCCACAAGGTAGTCGGCCCAGTCTTCAATCCATTCTGCCAGTGATTTCTGGGAGTTACGCTCGCCGTTAACAGACAACAGGGCAGAGAACGGTGCTGTCTTTTTCAGTTTGAGAGTGGCGGTGTTATCTGCGTGACCTGGTTCATCAATAGTACCCAGGTTAAGCACACTGACGGCACGCATATTATCAGCATCGATAAAGCAGCGGGTGCCTTCATCTGCAAGATCTTTAGAATAACGGGTAAAGTCATCGATGCTGGCAGTGGAAAGCGCACCACGGAAACGGAAGCGATTTAAATTAAATTTTTCCAGATCATGAATGCGGAAATTCTCAGGCAATGCCACAGCATCGGCACCAATCTTACTGATAATTTCATTAACACCCTGAGCAGAAATAAGGGCATGGATTTGATTAATTGCGGTTGCGTCTAAGTTCTGAGACATAATAAGTCCTCACTATATTAAGATATTCAGTGATGAGATAAATAATCAGTTAATTAAGAACGATATTAATGACCTGCTGCGCGGAGTTTTCCGTCAGGCTCACCGGCAAGAGTCAGTAATTGTCCCTGGTCTTCCTGCAGAATAGTCAGGCGACCACCGCGATTGACATACATCGGCGTTTCGGTGGTGTCTTCTTCGGAAATTTTCCCACGGTTAGTCGGGCGAACATATGAGAGTTTGTGTTTGATTTTCACACGGTTCTCATCAAATGGTTCGATTTCCAGGTTGAGTGAGACCTTACCTTTGGTTTTCGTGTTCATCACACCGGAAGCGACTTCACTGAGAACTGCGCCGATTTTGGTTTCAAATACGCCGCCGTCCAGCTCCCCGATAAATGCCTGCACATCAGTACTGCGTTCGCTAGCCATTTTGCTGCTCCTCATCATATCGACCCTGCAAGGCCGATTAGTTTCTCCACAAAACAGAGAAGAACACCTGCGGTGGCAGCCGCCCGGATGGATTGGGTTATGAGCCCGTCGTCCGGTGATGCTCTTCTCTGTTTTGTAAAAAGGACGGTACCAGCCGGAAGCAAGGGTACAAACTGGTACCGCCAGGACTACACACAGCATAAAGTTGTGGTGCCGGGTGCCTCCCGGTGCCTGGCGAAGGTTGCACACCAGACGGGTGGGTATCCACAGAAGGTCGACTGTCAGCCTCAACCTTAACCCGCGTGCGCTGAGCCGCATTCACCACAACGCCAAGGATTCTCTTTGGTTGAAAATACTTAGCTGTTATGTGCCTGTCTTTTCACCACTTCAGGCTCGGTGGTATCCTTTTAAGCCCGTATACATAAAAGGAAAATCAAATGACTTTTGATGAAAAAGAACTTGATAATGCAATTAATAAAATCATCGTAACGTCGCTCTTTTCCTGTCTCAGCGACACTCAGCAGAAACAGTTCTACGAATCGGCTTTCAACATGATCGAGAGTTGTTGTTTCTGCGATGCCGACGAGTTACCTGAAATAATCAGGAAACAGTTGGCTGATGCTCTTCGAGTGCGACTTTCTGACCAATTTTCTGAAATGTGCTCTCCGAATTTGGACAAATAGAAAAAGGCCATTTCCATTCAGGGTCTGATGGAAATACTTCAGCCTGTTCCAAAGCACGGCGTAAAGAGAATACAACTCCAGCCATAGCCTGATGTTTCCCATTGGTCCAGCTATCGCCGCTCTGATCTACAGGAGCGGCTATGTCGTATGACCAAACGACTTCACCACTATTGTTTAAAATCTGGACTTTCATTTTGTTCTTTAACCTCCAGATTTCCGCGCATCTAAAGGTGCATTCTCATTTGGTGTGAACTGAATAGTTGTGCTGATATTGATTAATGCTCCGACACACAAGACTACGCACTCAGAGCAGATAGCAACTTCATCTTTTCCGCCTTTGGCGATGATTTTTTTTGCCTGCAGCTCGTTTGCGCCACAAAACGAGCATGTGAAATAACGGTTCATTTGCGCTCTCTTACACATAGTATTTAACGAATCATCCGGTCATTCATACGCCACCGGCGGCTACTTCGTGGGCGTCCTGCCTGTTCGTTATCTTTGACATAAAATCTAACTTAACTTAGTTATTATGGCAAGAGAAAACACCAAACTTTTCTTAGTTCGGTGCCTTAGTTAGAGAAGAGAGGTCTTAGAGTTCGTATTGAACTCCTTTGACTACACCAATGATAAGGCAATTACCATTGATAGGGATGTTGGGATACCGAGGATTTAATGGCACTAAAAACTTTTGAGGGCCATCGATGACTAATTTTTTTACTGTAGCTTCGTTTGTTCCATCAAGTCGAGCGATGACTATTTTTCCATGACGAGGTTCTGCATCTGGATCTACAATCACTGTTGCGCCTTCTGGTATTGTTGGGAGGCCATTAGGGTTAGTCATGGAGTCACCTTTAACCTCTAATGCAAATGAGTTATCACCAATCTTTAATGATGTATCTACCCACTTGTCCACTTCACTAAACACTTCTGCTGCCCTGCACTCAGTAAACTGCCCAGCCTGAACCCACGATATTACAGGAACTCTGCGCATGTTTGTGACGAGTTTGCCTTCAAACTCAGCACCATAAAGAATGTAATCTATTGACGTATTGAAGAACTTCGCTAATTTCGAAAGTGCCTCCCCACCAGGGGTATTGATGTCTTTCTCCCAGTACCCCACAGCAACGTCGCTTACTCCACAAAATTTACCCAATTCTTTCTGGGACGTTCTGGTAACTCTTCTCAGAGCTTTTATACGCTGACCAACCGTTTCCATAGGAGCACCATTTCTTGAATTGCTAAGTAATCTTAGTTTTTATTGACCAAAGATAGATTTGTAATTAGCATCTAATAAAACTTAGTTTGGAGGGCGTATGACAACTGACGATATCGAAAGCTACTTCGGCAGTATTGAGAAAGTTGCTGCTTTTTTCGGCATAACAACTGAAGCCGTTTATCAGTGGCGAAACCGTCCGGGCCAGTTAATTCCAAAAGGACGTGCAGCAGAAGCTGCATATAGAACTTGCGGACGGTTGCCATTTAAACCTGAGCTTTATGAAAAATCTAATGGATAAATCGATTAACAGAAACCACAGAACGATGAGGCTAACCGTGGGTAAGCATCACTGGAAAGTAGAAAAACAGCCTGAGTGGTACGTGAAAGCTGTCAGAAAAACTATCGCAAAGTTGCCGGGTGGTTACGCTGAAGCAGCTGACTGGCTGGATGTAACAGAGAACGCATTATTTAACCGCCTTCGTGCTGATGGCGATCAGATTTTCCCGCTGGGATGGGCAATGATTTTGCAACGTGCTGGTGGAACTCACTTCATTGCTGATGCTGTGGCGCAGTCTGCTAATGGCGTCTTTGTGTCTCTTCCTGACGTCGAGGATGTGGACAACGCCGATATTAACCAGCGTCTGCTGGAAGTCATTGAACAGATCGGCAGTTATTCAAAACAGATTCGTTCAGCAATCGAAGACGGTGTAGTGGAACCGCATGAGAAGACAGCAATTAACGACGAGCTGTATCTCTCAATTTCGAAGCTGCAGGAGCATGCAGCACTTGTCTACAAAATTTTTTGCATTTCAGAAAGTAATGACGCCCGCGAGTGTGCAGCTCCGGGCGTCGTGGCGTCGATTGCTTCTGGTTGTGGAGAAACTAACGCATGAACAGTTTAACAACACACTACCGTCGCTCGCAACTGATTGCGCTTCCTGTACCGGGTGGAAAAGCGAAGGTGGAGTATTGCTATGCAGTAAATGTACCAGGTGACAGGGAAATTGTAACCCACAGCTTTGCAGAGTGGGCTGTGGGTGATTTCAACCGGCAGAAGGAGACAGTCCTTTGCGACAAGTTAACCGCTGGTTCAAAGATCACTACGGAGTGCCCGTCAGAGTCATTCGTTGGGAGCCGGAAACACAACGGGTTATCTACCTCCGCGAAGGCTATGAGCATGAGTGCTTCAGTCCGCTCGAACAGTTTCGTCGTAAATTCAGGGAAATAGAGGTCGGTCATGAGCACTAAATTAACCGGCTATGTATGGGATGGTTGCGCAGCGTCAGGCATGAAATTATCCAGCGTGGCAATTATGGCCCGCCTGGCTGATTTCAGTAATGACGAAGGTGTGTGCTGGCCATCAATTGAAACCATTGCCCGCCAGATTGGCGCGGGGATGAGTACCGTCAGAACGGCTATCGCACGGCTGGAAGCAGAAGGCTGGTTAACGCGTAAGGCGCGTCGCCAGGGTAACCGCAATGCATCGAATGTTTATCAGCTTAACGTTGCGAAGCTTCAGGCAGCGGCATTTTCTCAACTGTCAGATTCTGACACGTCAAAATCTGACGCATCAAAATCTGACCCGTCAAAATTTGATGCGTCGAAATCTGGCAAAAAAGCGGGTTTTCACCCGTCAGAATCTGGCGGGGATCCGTCAGTAAAATCAAAACATGATCCGTCAGATAAAAAAACTTCTCGTCCGGACGCTTCGCAACCGGACACGCAGACGGATGAACAGGATTTTTTAACTCGCCATCCTGATGCGGTTGTATTCAGCCCTAAAAAGCGCCAGTGGGGGACGCAGGATGATTTGACCTGCGCACAGTGGCTCTGGAAAAAAATCATCGCCCTGTACGAGCAGGCCGCCGAATGTGACGGCGAGGTGGTTCGTCCTAAAGAACCGAACTGGACAGCCTGGGCAAACGAAATTCGCCTGATGTGTGTGCAGGATGGTCGTACTCACAAACAAATCTGCGAGATGTACAGCCGCGTCAGCCGCGATCCGTTCTGGTGCCGTAACGTGCTCAGCCCGTCGAAGCTGCGGGAAAAATGGGATGAGCTTTCCCTGCGCTTATCGCCGTCCGTAAGCACGTACACCGAAAAACGCGAAGACCCGTACTTCAAATCCAGTTACGACAACGTGGACTACAGCCAGATCCCGGCAGGATTCAGGGGGTGATCATGAGTCTTTTGAATGAAGTTCAGAAATTCATTGAAGCCCATCCGGGGTGTACTTCCGGAGACATTGCGGATGCTTTTGCTGGTTACTCACGGCAGCGCGTTCTGCAGTCAGCAAGCAAGTTACGTCAGAGTGGGCGTGTGGCTCACCGTTGTGAAGGAGATACACGCAGACATTTCCCGCGCCTGACTGAGAGAGCGCAGGAGCCGAAACCACAACCAGTTCGTGAAACCAGACCTGTGCGTAATTTCTATGTCGGCACTAACGACCCCCGGGTGATTTTGTGCCTGACCCGCCAGGCTGAAGAACTGGAGTCCAGGGGCTTATTCCGTCGAGCCGCAACGGTGTGGATGGAGGCATTCCGTGAAAGCCACTCCCAGCCAGAACGAAACAATTTTCTGGCGCATCGTGAGCGGTGCTTACGGCAAAGCAGCAAGCGCTCTGCATCGGGTGAAGAGTGGTATCTGTCAGGGAATTACGTGGGGGCTTAATGAGTAATAAATATTGCCAGGCGCTGGTGGAGCTGCGGAACAAACCAGGCCATGAACTGAAGGAAGTGGGCGATCAGTGGCGCACGCCGGACAACATTTTCTGGGGAATTAACACCCTGTTTGGCCCGTTTGTTCTGGATCTGTTCACTGACGGTGATAACGCCAAATGTGCTGCGTATTACACGGCGGAAGACAACGCGCTGGCGCATGACTGGTCAGAACGCCTTGCGGAGCTTAAAGGTGCTGCCTTTGGTAATCCCCCGTACAGCCGCGCCAGTCAGCATGAGGGGCAATACATCACCGGCATGCGTTACATCATGAAGCATGCCAGTGCCATGCGTGATAAGGGCGGGCGCTATGTTTTCCTGATCAAAGCTGCCACCAGCGAAGTGTGGTGGCCGGAAGATGCAGATCATATTGCTTTTATTCGCGGGCGTATTGGTTTTGAACTGCCTGCCTGGTTTATCCCGAAGGATGAGAAGCAGGTGCCGACAGGCGCTTTCTTCGCTGGTGCTATTGCTGTTTTCGACAAGACCTGGAAGGGACCGGCAATCAGCTACATCGGGCGCGATAAACTTGAGGCATGTGGTGAGGCGTTTCTGGCGCAGGTTCGCCAGCAGGTGGAAAAACTGGTCAGGGAGATGGCGGCATGACGACGTTAACTCAATGCCAGCAGCAGGTGCTGGATATGCTGATTTCTTATCAGAAAGAACGTGGCTTCCCGCCAACCAATCAGGAGGTGGCAACCATGCTGGGATACCGTTCGGTGAATGCAGCGGTGGAGCATCTTCGCGCACTGGAGAAAAAAGGCGTCATCACGATAAAGCGTGGTGTGGCCCGGGGGATCACGCTTCATACCGCGGTGAAGGACGACGACAGCGAGGCGGTCGGGATTATCCGCTCACTGCTTGCCGGTGAGGAAAACGCCAGGCTGCGTGCAACTCACTGGTTACATGAGAGAGGCCTGAAAGTATGAAGCTGATCCTGCCTTTCCCGCCCAGCGTGAACACGTACTGGCGACACCCCAACAAAGGGGCATTTGCTGGTAAGAGCCTGATAAGCGCGGCGGGGCGAAAATTTCAGAGCGCGGCGTGCGCAGCAATAGTTGAGCAGTTACGTCGTCTGCCAAAACCAACGTCGGCACCTGCTTCAGTGGAGATCGTGTTGTTTCCTCCGGATAACCGGATCCGCGATCTGGACAACTATAACAAGGCGCTGTTTGACGCCCTGACCCACGCGGGTGTGTGGGAAGACGACAGACAGGTGAAAAGAATGCTGGTGGAGTGGGGACCGGTTATCCCGGAAGGGAAGGTCGAGATCACTATCAGTAAGTACGAGAAAACGGCG